CCGAACGAGAAGTCCTCTCCAATAGCCATGTAGTTTACACCTACAGGGCTCGGTCCGGTCAGGTCTATCACACGGACGCCGTTGCTTTGTGGCATCCGCTTCCATTGTACACCCTGCTGAGAGCTGTTGTTATACACAAATGAAAGTGCCGGAGCACCCACCTGTGTTAGCTGAGCAGGCCACATCTGGTAAAATGGAATCTGAATTTCCGTGGGCAAATCTGCCGTTGGAATGAGGGATGTTGGAATACCAGTATAGCGAAGTTCACTATCACCAACAGGAAGCTCACTCTCAGCTGGCGATAAAGCCAGTAGAAAGTGATCACCCGTTTTCGGCTTCTCAAGGAGCCAGCGAAGTGAACCAGACTGGAACCGGTATAACATCCCAGCACGGAAAATCGGTGTTGAGTGTCTGGCGATGGAATCCTTCAGCTCTTCATCCTTGCCTGAGAACAAGACAAAGGGACGCTCCGACTCCTGGACATCCATGTGAGTATAACGCTTTAGCAATTGTCGAAATCCTGTGAAGATCTCGCCAACGCCAAGCGTATTCACACTGACGTCACAGGGTTGACATGAACCCGTGAAATTGTCCCCAGACTGGGCAGGACCGTTGTAAACACGGTCAGTAAAAGCTGGTTGAGTTGGCACTGCCTTGCCAGTGGGCAGTGTCTTGACATGGGGGTTGATGTACGGCATAGCGAGTTGGAAATCTTCACCTCCGCTCACATAAACCAGAGCTTCGATCGAGTCGGCAGCAGTAGAAGGCGCCCGCAAAGCAGTCACTACTTCTACCACAAGCCAACCCATCGGGCTCACACCAACATAGTTCTTTTCCATGTCTCCTTTCTTAGCGCCTAGGAAAGGTGTTGGTTTCCAAGGCTGATTGTACATGTACGGGAACTCGAGGTCGATATCCATGATGGACCGGATATCATGAACCTCGTTGAAAACCTTCGTACGGTCAAATGTTCCAGCATTGTCAAGCGCGCCCCAAGGGACGTACGAGACTCGCAGTCGCCCCGAATGAAAGGGTGTCTTAAAGAATTGAATTCTATACTTAAGAGAACCCCTCCACATCGCGGCACAGGAAGTCAAGTAAGAGAGGTAAGTCTCAAACCGAAACCTGCCAGGATTCTCCTGGACTGCTTGGCTGAAAACAGTTTGACAGTACGAAGGGTCAACGGGAATCTGCATCAACACTTTCCCAGGCGCGTCGCCCTTCGCAAACTTAAACCACTGAAGTGGGCTAAATTTGGAAGCGATAACGGCTACCGACATCTCATCGTCGGTTGTATTGAAAACTTCATGGGGAATCTTAATGCTATTTTTAGGATCCAATGCGAGCACACGAGCGTCCGAAGGGCCGTTTGAATTGCCCATAAAACGCACATGTGCCGGCTGAATGTTCTTCGTCACATCCGGATTCACGGGTTTAGACCAGCCAAAAGAGGCAGCCAGGTTGGCAGCTGTTCCCACTACTTTAACAGCAGTGTCAGCAAATTCATCCAACCCAGGTGCCTCTCCGACCTGTTTCACCCCTCGCAGTTGTTTCGAAGCATTCATGAAATCTTTGACATTAAACAACTCACTAGCGTTACCACTTTGGGCAGCGCCAGTGGGAAGGGTAATGTCAATATCATCCGCCCAAATCCAAATAGCATAGTCGACGTCGTCGGCCCCAGTTAGGGGTGAGAGGACCTCTATCCTAACAACACCCGCATTCCCGTAAGCATACGTGAGATCATAGTGAGAGATGATAGGAAAGAAGGGCACCTTTAATCTACAGGATGTGTCTTGATTACATCGGTAGACAACATAAGGTTTACCCATCTTTCCCGCCAAATGGACATCATTAGAGGGCTTCACAGTATTCTGTGACTCCAAGGGGTGGAAGTTCATCAGAAGACCTCCCGCATTGAACGGCTGAGCATTGACCTGCAGCTCAATGTGGAAGGTACATCTGAGGAACCTAAAACCCGCCAATTTTTCCTTGATGTACGGTTGTCTCACCCAAATCGCCGGAAGCTCAAAAGATGCCAAAGGTGCTCCACGACCAGATCCTTTCCCCCACGTACCTGTCCTAAACAGAAAAGGGCGACCCAGAAAGCCTTTCAAAGTGATAGCACTCTCTGTTTCAGCCCCACACTGCATCGTCTTAGGCACATCACGGGAGATTTGTCTGGTCTCCTCAGTGACTTGTCCATCAGCAATGAGCTTGGTGACATCTAGTTTGGTGGTCTGAATCCCATCAGCACCAGCAAACTCAGCG